GCACTGCTAAGGTCAATAGTACAGAACGCATCATCCTTATCAAACGACCCAAGAAGGGCCATTTTACAGTTACTTTCCTGATCGGAAAGATCTAGTTTTGCGCGGCGCTTTAACGCGTCACGCATCACCTCGTCTATCCCTTTCTGTAAGTAGCTGTTAAGGAGCGGTTCAACAGCGATGGACCGAAGTACCATCGTCGTTTTAGGCACGAATGTAAGCTTGTTGTAGTCAGCTATGTCGACACGTTCATCAAAGGCCTTGTCAAAGACCTTAAGATAATCGTCACGAACCGCATCGGAAGGATCTAGGAGTAACTCCAGAACCTGGGGATGCGATTTAAGTGTGCATCGAGCATAGTCGAGCGCCGAAGGGCTAACGGACCAACTGGATAGAAGCTTTCGCTTCTTGTTGGTTGCACTACCGCCAGCTCCAACAGAGGCACCGGGGCCGAAGTCGCACCTATCCCAGAAGTCATTAACAGATAGTTCATACCCGAGAACAAACTCGATGTACGAACGCATCTTGCTAAGGACCTCAGATGAAATGCCAGCCTCATAAACTGACACTTCACTGGAAAAGATTTCGTTGATGCGGGAGCAAGAAGCTTCAGCAGCAACAAATTTCTTCCAGGCAGCCTCCTCCGCGTAAGCAGCAATTGCTTTAACAGGGAAGGGATACTTACGGATAAGAGCGGCAAACTGATTGGCAGCGAAATGCAACGCTGCGTCGGAATACACTGTATCGACCAAGCAATCAGCGTAGTCTATCAGCTGTTTCACGCTATCGAAAGACTCGTAGTCAAGATTGGCTACGAGCTCACGAAGACGCGGAACAAAAGACAGACTACTATAGTCCCCGCATAACAATAGCAAGGACTCACGATGAAGATCATGAGCCCCTTGCTTAAGGGCCTTGTTGAATGAACGTAGATCCATTCTGAGTGAGCGTTTCATTACGAAATTCTCCGATACAATAATTGCCATTACGGCAAGTTAAGGGACTGCCGCAAAGCGGCAAGGCAGAAAGCGGCCAAGGAAAATCCTTAGAAGCTGATCTGCTGGCTCTTCACGTGCGCCTTGAAAGAGGCACTCGCGAGGAACGCGCCCATATCGTTCAGAAGGGTGTCTACGTCACCGCTGGCGTAGCCAACAGGCACGGACACGTTGATCTCGCAGATGGCGTCAGACGCAAGCGTCTTGGCACCGGTGAGAGTTAACGTACGTGTCATCTTGGCAGAAGTCCGGCCGACACCACTGAAAACATCAGTAGCCTTGGGAGCTGTACGTTTCAAAGACACGTCGTCTTTGACAGATACAGTCTTGCCGGAACCGATGTAACCGACGGCATTTACGCCGAAGGAATCAGGAGTGAAGGTTTTTGCGTTGACAGTAAGTGACATGATGAAGGTTTCCTTCGTTTGGTTGCTGAACTCAACTAGCTAATCTCGCAATCTTTGCTTGATCAGCGCGGCGGCGTCCATTATCCTTAAGATATTCCCCTCAAAGCCAAAATTGGGCCTGATGAGTATCTTGGGACAAAGGAGACCTCTAGTCCGATAGTAAGTACTGACCTCTTGGGAACAAGTCCCAGAAGGTGGAATAATCACCGAATAGGTAGACGGAGCCCATAGGACAGAGTCCATGATCTCGAATCTACTCTTAACGGTGACTTTCACTGAAGTACAGCTACCGATCTGGTAATAGCCAACGTCGGGTATAAGGGCACCGATAAAGTCCCCTATATTACCGAACCAGTCTGCAACGAAACTCAACGGGACAAGCTCCCAACCAACAGTAGCAAGATTCTTGATACCGAGGCCGAGAGAGTCAAATTGGTTTCGCTCATACTGGTCTACGGACACAGCTTTCACAGCAACTACAGTTTCTGTAATTGTGCGAACACTGTGGTTCCATGTATCCGCCTCAGGCACAACGGAGGTGCTCGACGTATAATCGACGAGCTCTTCGCGTGCCCTGGTGGTCTCATAGACATTCCCTAGCGTGGCTTTCAACGCTTCTAACGTGTGAAATATATCTGAGACGACCGGCGCCAAGCCGTATCGAGTCATCAGATAAGCGGAGGAGGTATGCCTCAACAGCGTACCTACTTGCCTACGTTTATATGCTTCGACAATCTTTTTGCCGATAGACATATATTCATGAAGGATTTTCAGAGTCTTTTCAGACTCGGCGATCGCTTCATAGAGGTTGGTTCTTGACCCGCCTCTGGCACGATTACTCCACACACGAGTCGAGGTGAGAGACCGGAGATAGTCCACTATTGGACCAGCACCGATCGCAGGAAGCACGAGATGCCCATCAGGGGCAATGACATGCTTGAAACCGCACAACTGACGACCAAGGGTTAAACCTTGGTTGTCACGAGCGAACGAGGGATGATAATTACCACCACCCGAACACGCCTCAGACGAAGTTTGGATTACCCAATCTTGACCGAGTCCGGCGTCGATAGTCTGAGAGGCGGAGGACATATCGTTAAAACGAAAGCCCTTCGGACCCTCCCAGCGGCGCGGTGCGTTACCTATGACGTCGTCCATATGACGATACGTTCCACAACGCCAGTCGGGCGAAGTAGCGCTATAATACTCGGACCAAGCTGCCGAATCAAGGCAGTGTTCTTTGTAAAATTGGCGATACTTTAGCACTCCTGGCTGAAGTAGTTCGTTACGAAATCTGAAACGGTTCATAGTACACCTCTGTTGAACGTTGACACAAAAGAATAATCCCCTTAAATTAAGGGGGACTCAGTTATTGAGCGCAGCAAGCCGTATGGACAGGAGCAGAAACTCATTTAAAACGAGCTCTTTTCTTCCTGCATCACACAGTTTGCGAACGCTTAAGGCAAACGCATCAGCCTGATCTCTGACATCGCTGTCGGAGGAGGTATGAAGCGCAGCGACCACTTGAGGAACGATATGTTCGACAAGATAGTGATTGTCTAGTGGGTCGTCTTTCGACGTCTCATAAGACACGCTAGCCTTTAAAATGCCTATACCATGAACCTTAAGGTCCATAGATAGGCGTTTGCCGGAAGCGAGAAACATTGTCGTGTCATTCATAAAGATCCTTGTGTGGATAACAGAGTTCCCCCGAAATTGG